GCCGTATCGGGGAGTAATTAACGGGTATCGCTTTGGAAATCGTTGCGCCTGACCTGCCTGACCAGTCGTCGGTGTTTCGGAATGTGTATCCGCCGAGTGGGTTTTCATTTGCGATGGTGACGGTGAAATCATCTGGCCGCTCTTTGACTGCGGTGTAGCGGTAGATGACGCCTGAGATGTCGAGTCCTTGAACTGGAGCCACGCCCAATACAGACTCAGACATAGACCAAGAACTACCCCCAGCAGCAACATTAGGAGTGTAGCCATAAATGGGATCAGAAGAAGAGCAGGCTGCCGAATACGCCGCCAATAATGCCAAGAGCCTTGAGGCGCTTTTGCTCGACATCATCGAGGTTCTCCTCTTCTGGGGTTTTGTCGGTATGGGTCTTCCACGCCAACTTGGCTTCTTCGCCGATCTTGCCGTCATACGGGCATGGCGTACCAGCCATCATCATCGCGTCAAATACCTTTTGGTCTTGGCACATCACGCTGACAGCGGCCACTTTCATGCCCATGTCGTACAGAGTCTTGGCGTTCTTCAGCCGGATACAGTTCTCCTCGGTGAAGGTACTGCCGACAGAGATGCCGAGAATCTGAGTCTGGACTGCGCCAGATGCACCTACGGTGCAGAGATCGTTGCCATTGCCTGCCGAGAATTGCGGCGCAATAGCGGACGGTGGGGGGCTTTTGACGGTGGTTGTCTGAGTGCCGTTGGTGGTGACAGTCTGCTCAGAAACGATGGGGTCAGCGGCAAGTGCGTTGGTCGAATAAGCAATGAGGCCGCCCAAGAGCAGCCCCACTACCAACCAACCTACTTGTTCTACCGGGTGTTTCATGTGAACGAAGGCCCTAGAGCCCAGCACACCGCTGAATACCGTACACCGCTAATAACTGGGGCCACTCTATGCCTAACAAAAGACGGGAATACAACTACACTACCAGCAGTTTTAATGGGTGCCTGATTGCCACCTACGTCAAGCTCAAGTTCACCACCTTCGTACTCCGACCCATCGTTAAGTAGGAGAACGGCGGAAAGCTTCCTCTGCGTGTTATCTGCGTCAGGTGGAGCCGTATCAATGTGCCACGTGAAATGCCCACCAGATTTATATCTGCCTAACTGTGCTGGTTGAAATTTATTTATCGAAAAGTTCCAGCCAGCAGCTGAGTTGGCGTAGAGAATAAAATTATGTAGCATCGCTGTAACCGGGCTTAGCTCGTCAGCAAAAATTACATCAGTCTCGCGCACTTCTTTATCTACTGAGCCGATGTCGTACGCAACAAAACTCGTACTATTGGCAAAACTAGCTGGGGAAGACGCCTCCCAATCTAGGTTTGACAAAAAATAATCGCAGAGTTTCTTGTCTACAACCCCATCCCAAAACCAGTACGAATCTTTAACCATAAGCTAGAATTCCACCCACCCGGTTAAAATGTATTTGTCATTGGACAGAGGCGGGTTGCCACGATGCGTGTGAGTGAACGAGGCCGGGAATATGACGCAAGTGCCGGCAACTGGCTTTACCCGCTTATGTAAGTAGAGGAACTCAGTTTCTCCACCTTCCTCCACGTCGTTCAGGTAAACAATGTACGTTAGCAGACGGTTGCACGACGACCGAGAGCTAGTTTCGTAGTGCCAGACATGATAGCCCTGACCCACTTTAGTCCTTTGAATTTTATTCAAAACTATGCTGTGCGGATCAGACGTGCCAAGTACTGCATACTCAGCGGCGTATTTTGGGTAGCACTCCCCCCAGAACATTTCATTGAACGCGGTTCCTATCACCGATTCCAGCCCCAGAATGCTCATGCTCTGCTCTAATCCGGCTTCATTCGTAGACCACGAAGTGTCATCCTTACCGGTTTTTGGCATGTCGTTGGCTTCTTGTCTGGTCCACCCGAAGCCTTGGTCTATAGCACGTTCAAAACCAGAGATTGCCCTGCTGCAAAGGTCCGGGGAAAAAACGCCCTCATAGACGCCAAGAAAATCGTTCACAGTTTACCCTTGTAAGTTACGCTGAATCTAGCCGCCTTAGCAAGTATAGAAGGGCTTCGTGCTGAGTGCATAAGCCGCTCATCAAATAGTATTGCGCGGTTAGGCTTAAACGCCGCTGAGAAGGCTATGTCTTTGTCAGAATCAAAAAAGACAGTCTCACCCCCCCAATCATGGTGCCAATCAACATTTGGGTAGTACAACAGGGTCAAAACAGGATTGACGCCGTCCACATGGGCATTGCAGGGGGTGGCTATGTCATACCGATTTATGTACGCGTGACTTACCTTAGACACGAGCCCAAGCGCGCCAACTGCTTCTTGGTAAAAGCTATGTAAAGGGAGCTGAATAGCTTGTTCAGGCGTTAACCTACATACAGGGCGAGCCGCCCTATACACAGCCTTGTCGTCGGAAACCTGATCTAGAACGTACTGGCTGTTTAAGCAGTACGAATACACTTGGTCGTGCATGTGCGCTGGAAAAACAGAGTCATGCACCCAAATCGGTAAGCCGTCTATTTCGGCTGTTGGCTTCATCCATAACCTACCAGTTTATTACAACACGCCCGGCGCTCCCCGGAGCACCCGGACAAGCAGATGCCTGTGCCCCACCACCGCCGTAGTGCCCGCCAGCTCCATACCCGCCAGCGCCACCATTACCCCCACGATTTGAAGACGTACCGTTGCCGCCTACAGTATTACATGACGTACAGCACGGTAAGTTGCCGTAGGTATTGGCAAAGTACCCCCGCTCTCCGGCACTGCCACCAGAGGTGCCCGCTCCTCCGTTGCCGTAGCTACCTCCACCGCCAGAGTTTCCAGAAGATGCGGCGGATAACGATAACAACGCGCCAAATGCGGAAGACCCGCCGCCGCCACCGCCGCCACCGGCAGAGTTAGGGTAAACGCCACGATTACCACCAGCGCCACCACTAGCTCTAGTTACTGAGTAAGATGCTCCGCCTGTAACTGCATAATTGCCAGACACAGTTCCAGATCCACCACCGCCACCGCCTCCACCCCGAGACGTCGTGTTGTCTGAATGCCAGCCGCCGCCGCCTCCACCGCCGCCAGCGCCTTGGAGCGATACATTGATCGAGTTGACGCCGAGGGGGACAGTAAAAGTGCCGTTGTTGTTAAACGTCGAAGAACCTGCACCGGGGTAGCCGTAGTGTACTGGTTGCCACGTTCCCGCGTTTTTAACGTATACGGTAGTGGCCTCTTGCCAAGTTCCTGAAACTTTTGCGTATACGTTGGTGAGGGTTCGCCAAACACCGCCTGACTTTACGTACGTGAATGCCATAACTAACCTCGGCTAAACAGTAGCTTAAAAAATTTCTTTATAACACAAACGCCACACGGCCTAAGAGAACGATTTGGCGGGCGAGGTACCTCTATATACGCCGGATTAACGTCCTTCATCACCTGCGGTATGTCGCGTATGGCTTGGCGATACTTCTTAAACTCGCGCTTGTGCAACCAACTAAGTGGAGAATCGGGAAGCTGCGTCCAATCTGTCTCCATTAAATAAATCTGCCTAGTATTACGCACGTCATTCCAAATGCGTTGCTTAGTAGAGGCAAGTTCATAATCGTGCGGGTTTTCAGGTGGAGTGAACTGTTTAGTGCGATAGTCGTATTCCCAAAACTCGTCTGGCTTAGGATCTACATTAGTAATATCAACAAAAATTGATGTGATTGTACTGCGCGGCAGTACGTCTACCTCAATCGGTTTCCGGCAAAAACCATTATTGACTTCTATTACGAGCACAAAAAATTACGCCTTTGGGTTATTAGCTTTAACAGAAGCAATAGTACTTAGCATATCGGTTACTTCGGAAGGAACGCTGTCCCCGGCTTCTACTCGCCCAGCTATGTACTTCCAAATCACGTCAAGCTGGTCTCCTATGTTAGCGTCACGGTAATAGCCAACCAGTCTGGCGTCTTCGTACGTTTGAGGAACAAATTTAGCCTGCGAGGCTGACCACACATAAACAGGACGCGGAGAAAAACGATCTCCGGGGTAAGAAGAAGCTTGCTGCTCGGTTAGTTCAATGTCTCCGTCAACAAATTCGCTCTTTTTCTTAAACCCTACAGCAGCGGCGCCATCGCGAATGAACGCTACCTCAGCCTCCACAGGCTCATCGGACGCCGCCGGTTCAACAACAGCTGGCTCGTACGAGTCACAGAATGCGGAGCAGATCGCTTGCTCAGCGTCAGTCAAGTCAACGCGCACAAGGTCATCTCCGACCTGAACGATTTTGAACATGTTGTCGCCTTCAGGTTCGTAGTACAGGTAGGTGTACTCAAAACCAAGTGCGTCGATGCTGGCTGCTGGGTATCCGTTTACGTGAATACCGCCAGTTTCTGATACCGTTAATGCTTTCATTGTTACGTCCTAATTAGTACTTGTACCAGACGTCGCCGTCCGCACCGCCAGTTGGAGACCCGGTTGAAACGGTTCTAGCGCCGTAAGAATTTGTTCCAACACTACCAGCAGTTATTGTGAAGCCGAGGTTTGAAACTGCACCAGCCGAGGTTGATGATCCGGTACCACCATTAGCTACTGTCAAATCAGCGCCTGACCAGTTATCGTTGCTAACAGTAGACGCCGTAGCCAGAGAGCCAAGACCGAGGTTGGTTCTGGTAGTTGCCGCGTCGCCAGAATAGGTAACAGCCATGTCTTATCTCCTTAGATCGTGCCGCCAGCAGTGATGCTGCCAGTGATAGTCATGTTTCCAGAAGAGTCTAGCTTAGCTTTGCCGACTCCACTAGCCTCAAAATACAAGTAACCACCTGATTCGTAAACTTTCCAAGTGGACCCAAGAGGGATTTTTGAGCTTGCGTCTGCAACAACCGTTTTACTAGCCGCAACTGTGCCGGGAGAAGCCCCGTCATTGTAGTTCAGCTCCGCTGCGGTAGCGGTAACGCCGTCTAAGATGTTCAGCTCGGCGGTCGTTGAAGTGACGCCGTCCATAATGTTGAGCTCAGCCGCAGAAGCCGTAACACCAAGTTCCGCAAGGGTAGTGGAATCAAACCCGCCGGAGACATCGACAACAGCAGCGCCAGAACCTGCACCGTCGCAGTACACGATCTTAGTCTTACTAGCGGACACGCTTACGTTGCCACCTGAACCCTGCGTCAGGGTGACTGTCTGGTCAGAGTCGTTCTTAACCAGATACACCTTCTGCATGTCGTTCGGGCTTACGGTCACAGTACAGGTGCCGCCCGGAGAGCCAGTGAACACAATTACCGAATGACGTCCGTTCGAGGAAACGCCGTCGGTCGTGGTCAAGGTGTAGGTCGTGGAGGGCAAAGAGATCGAAACGACCCCTCCGATCATCTCCTCGATCAACTCCCAGTTAGTGTTGGTGGTATCGCCCCACGTGGTCGACTGCTCGCCATCCGCGATCAGTTCAATACCAGCAGCTGTGTACGTACTTGCCATCGTATTTCCTTAGCCGAGCTTGGCTTCCAGTTCTTTGACGCGAACCGTCAGCTCTTTCACAGCCTCGATAAGAATCGCATGGAGCTGGTCGTACTGTACAGATAAGTGCCCGTTAGCGTTGTCAAACACCGCCTGTGGCAGAACATTCTGCACATCCTGCGCGATAACGCCCGCAGCCAGTTTGTCAGTTTCTTTCCACCTAAACTCAACACCGCGAAGCTGGAACAGCTTGTCTAGCGCGCCTTCAACTACAACGATGTCCTTCTTCAGATTTTCGTCAGAAGTCGCGTTGAACGCACCTGCGTAGCAAATATCGTTGGTGTTGTCGAAGTAGAACGCGCTGTCTTCGTACAAGCGCTTGAACCCATCGGTAGTGTCTGCCGTAAAAGTAATCGGGCAGTTGGTGTCGCCGGTATCATCACTCGAAATATACGGCTCAACCGTGATGTTGGCGCTGCCGTTAAAGCTGACTCCGTTGATCGTGCGGGCTGTTGCCAGAGTCGTTGCAGTAGCGGCGTTACCCGTACATGACGCAGCAGTCGTAGCAGTCGTAGCAGTTGCCGCGTTGCCGCTGGTGCTCTGATTACCTGCGGTGTTTACACCCGGCAAGTTGATGTTGGCAGTACCGTCGAAGCTAACACCACCGATCGTGCGAGCGGTTTGAAGCGCAGTAGCCGTACCAGCGTTACCAGAAGCGTTGCCAGTTAGGTTCGCGGTGATGGTGCCTGCGGAGAAATTGCCGCTGGCGTCACGAGCGACGATAGTCGACACAGTGTTCGCGCTTGTAGCGTTAGACGTTACGGTAAACGTGACGTTGTCAGAATCGTTCGCAGTGAACGATGCGCTACCGGACAGACCGGTACCAGACACGCCCATCGACAGGGTGCCGTCGTTAATTACCGCCGTAGCCGAGGTCAGGGCGGTTACGTGGCCGAAGCCATCAAGCGTGATGTCCTGAATAAAGGTATTGCCGCTGTTGTTTACAGACGCCTGCGAGGAGGTATCCGTGTGGCTAAATACAGTTCCAGTCAGGTCAAGACCAGTGCCTGCGGTGTATGTGCCAGCACCAGAGAACTGAATAACCGTGATGGCGTCAGTACCGACTACGAAAGTTTCAGCATCCGCAACAGTCATTACCCAGCCGGTACCTGCGTTGGTAGTGCCGCCTTGAACGAAAATGTAGCCGCCCGGAATCTCATCTGCGGTGTCGCAATATATGCAACGGGTGAAGACCCATGAAGTGCCGCCGTCTCCGACGGTAGACAGGTAATAGCGACCGTTTTCTGCGGCTGCGGTCTGATCTTTCAGCAACAAGCCTTGGCCTACCGTGTCAAAAGTAACGCCGTCTACAGTAAACGAAGCCGCCGCAGCGAAGGTCATGGTTGCGCCAACGCCAGCAGTGCCGTTGTTGTACGTGCCGCTGATGTTCGCAGTAGAAGCTGCATCTGCCGCCGGTTTCAGTGCTACACCCTGCGCCACCTCATCCACATAGGACTTGGTCGCCGCGTGGAGGTTTGAAGTTGGATCTGCATGCAGGGTCAGGAACCCAGTCATGGTATCGCCAGCCTTCTCAACCATCGCATCAAGCTGGGTCTGAATTGAAGACGTAGCGTCTACATAGTTCAACTGCGTTGCTGTGGCGGTTACTTCCGTACCACCGAGGTGAAGGCCGCTGATGTCTAGGTTGGTCGTCAGGTCAACAACTGCCGCGCCTGCACCTGCACCGTCGCAATATACGATCTTCTTGCTACCTGCCGGAATGCTGACATTAGCGCCAGAACCCTGCGTCATCGACACCGTCTGATCGGAATTGTTGACGATGAAGTAAATCTTCTGCATGTCGTTCGGGCTTACGGTCACGGTGCAAGTACCGCCCGGTGAGCCGGTGAAAACGACCGCAGCGTGGCGAGCGTCCGAAGAGGCGCCGTCTGTTACGGAAAGCGTTTCGCTAGTAGTTGAGAGCGCTACGGAGGCAACGCCGCCCACCATCTCTTCAATCAACTCCCAGTTGGTGTTGGTGGTGTCGCCCCACGCACCTGCCTGTTCACCCTGAGTGATAAGCTCGATGCCCGCTACAGTGTAAGTACTAGCCATAATCTCGCTCCATTAAGCGGCTTTTATTTCTGACCAAATGTCTGAGTATGATGGGGCTAAATTACCCCATACGGTAGGACGTGTCACGCCCATTGTTCCGACAACTCCGATCGGTAGCACTATTGCTCCAGCCGTGGAGTCCTCGTTGCCAAGGTAAGCGGTCAACCCAAACCCGGTTTCGATAACGACCGCAGCTGCCGTAGTTGTTTCGTCGCCCAAGGCCGCTGTAGCAGAAACGCCGGTCGGTAAAACCAGCGCAGTAGCTACAACAGCCTCGTCGCCAAGTTCTGCTGTAGTAGAAACGCCTGTCGGTAGAACAACCGCTTTAGCTACTACTGTTTCGTTACCCAACGAAGTTGTAGCTTCAAACCCAGTCTCGATAACAACTGCATCAGCAGTTGCAGTCTCATCGCCAAGCGCCGCAGTCGCCGAAACGCCAGTAAGAGCTACATTAGCAGTTGCTACTATATCTACGTTATTGACGGAGACTGTAGCTACTACTTGTTGTAGGCTACCGTATTCAACGGCGATTGTTTGGCCGTACTTAATAAGTACGCTAGTGCCATAAGGGTCTGCGCCAAATGGCAGCTCGCCCCAACCAGCAGATGTAGCCGCAGTCGCCGAAACGCCAGTAGCCAGTACTAGCGCATCTGCCCGATTGTCCTCGTCTCCAAGGTAGGTCAGAGACGCTACGCCGTTTACAGGCACATCAGAAGCTGCCGCTACAACTACGCTGCCAACAGCGCCAGTAGCTTCGACCCCCGTAGCTATTACAGTGTTTTCAGTACGCTGCTGAACAGTGCCGTGGTTAGCCGCAGCCTGTACGCCGGTAACAGAAATAACTTGAGTCTGAATGCCACCAAAACCGGAAGCACCAAATTCTAATTCACCCCACGTAAAAGCCACGGCTAAACTCCGCCTACCCTTCTATTAAGCGATACGAATAATCGCGTTAGAAGCGTCAGCCGTCGGGAACTGGATCGTAAAGTCACCGTTGGTTGAAGTCTTGTCACCGCCGAAGGCCAGCACGCACACAGCAGGATCACCAGCTTCGGTGTCGTTGTAGATCAACGCACCATTAGCGGTAAGGGTTGCTGAAGACCAAGTGACATCGGCAAAATCAGTGTATGCAGTCGTGCTTGAGCTAGTCGGGGTCACGTTAGTCAGAGCTTCGCCTGCTGCGGTGTATCCGGTACCAGACACTTCGTTGCTTGCGCTGTACGCAGTAGTGGTCGCGTCCAAAGTCGCTGAGCTAGTGTACAGAGCGATGCGGAAAGTATCGCCAGTAGAATTTGTAAAGTCGTGCACGCCTTTCAGGAGTTCAACCTTGAAGCTGGTGCACATTGCTTGGGAAATAGCCATGTCAGAGTCTCCTAATCATTTCGGATAGGCTTGATTGGCCCGCCGCGTCTAAAGCTGCACAGACCGTGGTCCTGTCGCTCCGCGCCGCCTGCTTCAAATAATGAATCAGCACATGACGGATACGTTCTCTAAACGCGTGAGCCTGCTCACGCACTATTGGATCGGCGTTATCAGACACCGACACAATTTTTTCCAGAGCCTGCTCAGCAAGCTCCTCGGGGGTAAAGCCCCGGTTATTCGTGGTTGCAACCTTGACTTCAAACGGTTGCATGTCTACCTGTACGCCGAACATTAGTCCTTGCTCCTACGGTAGAAATCCAGCCCCTCTGCGGCTTGCGCGAAGGCGTTGATGCGGCTCAGCGCGCGCTGGAAGAACTGCTCGTAGTTAGAGATCATGTCCGGCTCGCCCTTCATAAACGTGTACGCTTCCACCAAGGAACCATATAGGAGGGCCGGACCTGCGTTTTCGCTAAGCCACGTTTGTGCCGATCCTGACGTAGAAGTGAGTGAAGGCGGACGGTAGAAATAGTGGAGTTCAACGTCATACGCAGCATTTGGAGTCGGACCGATAATAAAATTCTGTAGGTCGAAATCTGCGTAATAACGCGGCGAACTCGTATCGGTAGCATCCGGCCAGAACTCCTGAATAAAGTTGACATCTTTGTTCAGCAAAAACTGTTTGTCGCCGTTGCTATCAACGAACGACAGAGAATACGAAAAAAGCCAATCACTCGGCTTCGGCAAGTACTTGTTGCCACTCACAAAAGAGGCGCTGGCATTTTTACGGAACACCTCAAGCGGTGCTTCCTTCAGCACGCGCTCTTCCGCAGCTTCAATAAAGCTGTTCAGCTGGCTGACGAACACAGTTTCGGTGTTATCCGTGTAGTCCTGAATCGCCTGCTTCAGCGTTGCTAAGGTGTAACCAGCCATTAGGGTAAGTTATCCACAAAGTCGTTGTAATCAGTCAGGTCCGGCGCAGTCTCTGCCACATCAGGGCGAGCGTCGCGTAGAGCCTCAGCATCAGCGCGAGCGAAAGGAGGCTCAAGCTGAGGATGCTTAGTTTCAAAACATTCAGGGCAGACGCGTGAGCCATTCCATTCTTCTCGCATAGCGGAGTACTTCACTTGGAACCCGCACCGGTCGCAGATCGCAATCGCGAATTTGCCGGATGCAAAGGCCATCGTCAGAACCCGTAAGCCCGGTAATCCGGGCGAATCCGTAGCGAGCCACGCTCGGTGTCCTCGTTCGCAGCGCGAGCGAAGTCCTCTTCGTAAATCACCTTCATGCCCTGAGCACGCTCAGGAGCCATCTTCAGCGCCAAGTAATACGCCAACCCTGACACCATGCACGGTATAAAACGACTTGGCACATCCAAATCGTTGGTCAAGGTGTCGGCGTCTTCAATACGCTGTACGCGCTGCGTGATTACCACGTCAGTGCTGTTGTCGGGGGTCGGCCATACATAGAACTGCGGGGTCGTCGTGCGCTCGACATAAATCTGTGTTGGCCGACCAGTCTGGGCCTTGTTCGGCAGGTTGAGGTAGTCCTCACGCGTGATGCGATCGAGGGTGTAGTCAATGCCGTTACGACGTACTACAGCTTCCAGTACGTCCAAGTCATACGCGTTCATGGCGTAGTTAGCGGTGCCTGATGTCATGGTCTGGTTGACCTGAGCGACTTTCCACAGGTTTACCCCACGGTTAGTCCAGTCTTGGAACATCACATTCAAGCTGCGGCGAGCCTTACGCGCATCGTAGCCGGTGCGCATTTCTAGGCCGATAAGCTCGTACGCCTCTTCAATCAGTTCGGCGACGTCGAGCTTAAAATCGCTGCTTCCGCTGGTAGCCATTTAACGAATCTTCGCCTTCTTAGTGCCACGAACAGCAGCGCCACAGCCACGAGCCATACCGCCCTTAGCGTAGCCCTTCTTGGATTTGCACATGCCGCCCTTGCGGTACTTAGTCTGCTTTTCCATGTCGGATCTCATCACTTTGCCACCTGCCTTTTTGCCTTGCTTAGCAGCCGCATCTCGGGCCTTGTTTTCTTGGTACTGTTCAAGTTCAAGCTCGTTAATGCGCTGCTGGTAATCGCTGTAGCGGGAAGTGTCTTTCTTCCCAGCGGCTTCCATATTTGCCAGCTCATCACGGTATTGCTTGAGCACATCTGCGGTAGTTGGAGTCGGCATATTGTTCTCCTTACGCGTAGATCACAGTGACAGAAGTCACGTCAGCCAGTGCGGCATACGCGCTAGTTGCGCAACGGAGCGGGGAACCGGCCAAGTCAATGTAGCCAGTACCTACAGCAGCTGGCGTAGCAAAAGTAGCTACAGTAACGCCACTAGCACCGCCATCCTTGATGGTGATGCTGCCAGCCGTTGCACTGGATACAAAGTGAATGCCTAGAACCCGAGCCGGACCGCCGAATACAGCGCCACCAGTCGTGGTAAGCGTTGTCGCTTTGCCGTCAGAGTTAATACTCATGTTCGGCCCCTATTAGCTCGGAGTTACAGCGTTGGTGCCGTCAGCGTCAACCCAAGTGCTATCGTCGTCTGCGCCAGTAGCAACCTTGATTTTGCTGTTGGTAGAGTCGAAAACAACAGTGCCTGCAACCTTAGTGGCAGCAGTATTAACTGCGTCACCAATGTCTGCCAAAGCAGTAGCTGCGTATACAGGGATCTGAAGGGAAGTGGCGTCTACGTTGCCAGCTACATCGCCGGTTACGTCACCAGTTACAGCGCCTACAAAACCAGCCGTAGAAGTGACTGGACCAGAAAAAGTTGTGCTCGCCATGAGATTATCTCCGTGTTGCAGCACTAACCATATCGTCTCTGCAAAGTCCGCTGGGTCGGTCGATATGGCTGGATGTCCCAGAACCTACGACAGTTTATACGCAAGAGTTAAAGTAAAATCAAGCGAATAAAAAAGGGGGCCGAAGCCCCCTTTTCTGCTTTATAAGCCGTAGCTTATTAAGCGCCCGGAGAACCGAAGATACCCAGTGCATCCGACCAGCCGAAGCTGTAGCGTTCGCGAGCCTTGTAGCGCACGTTGCCAGTGTCGAAGTCACCTTCCATCTTGGTGGTCATCGGAGTACGCACGAAGTGCTTCAGACCATTCGGGATGTCAGTGGTCAGGAACCACGCATCGCTGTCGGTCAGGAAGTTATTCACTGCGTAACCGCCCGGAATCGCACCGTTGTTGGCGATTGCGTTGATGTCGTTGTCAGCAGTACCGACACGGCCCTGAGTCTCGAGGAGACGGGTCGCTACGAACATCAGGTCACGAGGAATAATCAGCTTCTTCGGCTTAGCCGCGATCAGCAGACCACGCTCGTCAGTCCAACCACCGATCTGAATTACTGCCGCCTCAAGGGAGGTTTCGTTCAGGTCAGCTGCTACAGACGGTTCGTTGGAGTTAGTACCACCAGACACCAGCGGGTGCGCGGTAGAGCACAATTCAACGCCGTCACCACCCTTATAAGAGCTGTTGAACGCGTTGTTGAGAACGCTGGCAGCCTTAATTTGCTTGGTGTAAGCCATAGCACGAGCCAGAGCCTTGGTGTAGCGAGAAGACAGGCTGTCATACAGATTATCTTCTACCGCTTCTTCAGTGATGCTGAAGCCAAGAGCGATGGTTTCGTGGTTGTAGCGAGAGGTGAACGCTTCCTGTGCAGCGTCGTACTGAATGGCAGCGCCTTCAGACTTAACCGGTGCAGCAGAGAAGCCGCTCAGCTTCACTTCTTCTTCAAACGAGCGATCGGAATTTTCGGTCTCGAAAATTTCCTTATGCTCTTCGCCGTAGCGACCATACTCCATGCCGAACAATGCGTTAAGGCCCGGCAGGAGCTCCTTCACCATTTGGGAACGTGAAATTGCCATGTGAAATTACTCCTAATTAAACGCCGGTAGAGTTGGTCAGCTGGTGCCCAGCGTTCCACTTAACCAGAACTTCGGTAAAGTTACCGGAAGCGTTCTTGGTTTCCTCAACACCTTCAACGACGCGGAAAGGCAGCGTGTTGGTGGTATTAGAGGAAGTAGCGTCAACGCCGCCGTAGGAACGACCAGTAGCGGTAGAACCGTTAGCAGAAGCACCTTCGTCGCCAGCGACGTTAGAACCAACATCCGCCTGACCAAGGGCGCTAATCACGCCACTACCGTTGGTAACAGCCATCTTGAACAGTACGTTCGGATCATCAACTACGTATGCAGTGATGTCAGAAGCTACAACTGAACCCGGATAGTAGTTACGGAAAGTCAGACCATAGGTCGGATCAGTGTAAGAACAGCCAACGAACACGCCAACAGCAGCGATAGCAGCGTCGAAAGCACCACGATCAACATAGCCGTCAGCAGCCAAAGCAACAACGTCACCGTTGAAGATTACGTCAGTGTTACCTGACTCAATCTTGTACGCACGGGTAGCGCCATTGTAAGGATTGCCATTGACCATCTTGACCGGAATCATGCCGTAAGGGGCAGAAACAGTCGGATATGCCATGAGATTTAACTCCTAAAAGGAAAAAACGAAGGTTCTAAGAACCACGTCCAAAACTGACCTGCGTCTTACGTTCTTGGTAGAGCGGCATACGCGGGTCATTCTCACGCATAAAGTTGTTGTCAACCGATTCGATTTGAGCCTGACTCGTACGGTTATAGTACGCGTTACGCTGTTCAACAAATTCGGTCGGCATCTTGCAGAGGATAAGGCCACCAATTTCTACGAGGCCGGATGCTGTTGCGTCACTATCAACGTGAAGCTCCAACTCAGGATGGTCCTCGAGACGGCAGGTTTCCCAGCCCTCACGCACTTTACGCGAAAAGTTCGTTGGATCTGCTTTGCCTAACATAGACTTACGAATCCAACGGAACGTTACACCTTCTTGTGGTGTAGGTTCAGGCAACAGGGATGCAGGTGCCCACTGCTTCTTACGCGCAGTCGTTTCACGAGTTTCTTGCGAGCGAGAAACCGGACGAGGTTCACGGTTACGAATTTCATCAGCCATTACTATTCTCCAGTTTCATCACTTCGCGAGCATAGGCTTCTGGGGAAATACCCAGCTTTCTAGCCATCGCTACTTGCGACTGTGTTAGCACTACCTTCTTCCCCTTCGGAGTTCTTCCGGCGGAGGCGACGACGGTAGAGGGTCGACGCTTTTCCTTTTTGGGAGCTGAATCCTCGAACTTGTCGGGAAACACCTCACGCATGCGAACGTCAATACGCTCGAAGTATTCGCTGGTAGAAGGGGGAACACCCTCCTTCAGCAGCTTCTGATGAAGGCCCAGCGCAAAGCTAGTCATTTCATCGTCGTTTCCAAACCACTTGTTGCGATCGCCCCATTCTTTAGAAGCAGAATCGGGCTCAGGCGCGCGAACACGCGGTTGTTGCGGTTGATTATATACCTGCGCAGGTTGTTGCTGTAAAGCACTGTTTTGCTGCGCAGTGTAACGTGGAGACATCGCATTCACTTGGTCCGCTTGGTATGTCGCGCGGGCTAAGTTCTGCTGAGCATTCGCAATCGCTTCCGAGTCACCCTGCTCATACGCATCACGGTACTCACGGGTGGCGGCAGCCAACGCCAATTTAGCGCGCTCTTTCGCCTGCTCCAACGCCCAGTTCTCACCTTGGCTCAGCTCACCACGGAGGCGGTCACGCTCGACTTGTAACTGTCTAGCGTATTCAGCAGCGGCTTCACGCTCACGAGCCGCTTCTTCTTTGGCTCGGCGCTCGTCATGCCATGCTTTCTTCAGCTGGTCGATACGCTGCTTAACCTTGGCCGAGTACTCCTCGGTTTCATCCTGCTCAAGCTCAGCCTTGACTTCGTCAGGGAGCGGCTTGCGGTTGCGGTCCTGCGGCGGAGTGTCGTCAACGATCTCAAGCTCGAAATCGTCCTCTTCCTCGACTTTTGCCTTCTTTTTAGACTTAGGCTCGTCTTCAATTTCTACATCAACTTCTTCTTCCATCTGCTTGTTTTTCATACCCGGTGGCATGCCAGATGGGTCCGAACCGATTACAAATTCGGTATCCTCAAAATCATCCTTTTCGGCGGCTTGAGCCATAAATTACTCCTAAATGCGGGAATATCCCGTTGGGTCTTCAAC